CCTTACGGATGGCCTGGCACTAAAAACAAACTAAACCATATGGATCTAATGCGGTGGGTTGAAAAAATCAATCTGCCGTTTATGCCTCGTGACTATCAGTATGATGCCTTCATACACGCACTAGAAAATAAGAGAAGTGTTTTAGTATCACCTACAGGATCGGGTAAGTCATTCATTATCTACCTTCTTATTCGATGGTATCTAGATCGACATAAAGATAAAAAAGTTTTGTTGATTGTACCCACCACAAGTTTGGTCGAACAAATGTATTCTGACTTTAACAGTTATAACTTTGATGTAGAAGATAATTGTCATCTCATTTATTCTGGTAAAGACAAAGACACCGAAAAACCTGTAATGATTAGTACGTGGCAGTCAATTCATAAACTAGGCCCACGTTGGTTCGAACAGTTTGGTATGGTGATTGGTGACGAGTGTCATGGATTCAAAACAAAATCTCTTTCTTCTATTATGAATAAATCGGTTAACGCTGAGTATCGATTCGGTACAACCGGAACTTTGGACGGTACTCAAACAAACAAGATGGTACTCGAAGGTTTGTTTGGGCCTGTCCATAAAGTGACCACAACAGTTAAATTGCAAGAACAAAAAACTTTAGCGAAATTAGATATAGATATACTATTACTTCAATACGAAAAGGAAATTCGTGAACAACTTCACAACATCACATATCAAGAGGAGATTGACTTTCTGGTATCGAACGAAAAACGTAATCGATTTATACGTAATCTCGCTCTGTCTCTTGACGGTAATACTCTTGTTCTCTTCAATCTAGTAGAGAAACACGGTAAAGTTTTAAGAGATTTGATTGAGGATAAGTTGGATGATGGACGAAGATTATTTTATGTGTCAGGCGAAACTAAAACAACCGATAGAGAAGCCGTCAGAAAGATTGTTGAAAAACAGTCCAATGCTGTGGTGCTTGCTTCTCTTGGTACTTTTTCTACTGGGATCAATATACGTAACATACACAACATCATATTTGCCTCACCAAGCAAATCCCAGATCAGGGTTTTACAATCAATTGGCCGCGGGTTACGAGTGTCAGATGACGGGAGGACAACCAAACTATTCGACATTGCCGATGACTTGCGATCCAAGGGTAAACCCAACTTTACACTCCGACACAGCGCTGAAAGAATAAAGATATATAATAGTGAACAATTTCCTTATAAGATGCATGAAGTAAAATTATGAATAGAAAAAGAAATGTTAAACAGTTTGTTCTGACCAATGGACAAGAAATTATATGTGATGTTATTGAATGGGCTGAAGAAAATTTTTCTGAAATCGTTGTTCGTAATTGTATGGAGATTGTTTGGGTTCATGAAAAAGACACCCGAATCTATATGTTCAAACCTTGGATGCATTATCAAGAATCAAGTGAAGATTTAATAGTTGTAAATTCTGAACATATCGTATCTACTGCCGCACCTACAGAGGGACTTGCTCATCAGTATGATGTTGCTGTAAAAGATATGAACGAAGCTGGCGAATTTAGAAAAATAGACTTTTCTGAAGAGAGACAGAGAAGATTTGAAAGATTAGCAGAATATATAAATGATTTAACAAATAGAGATATGAACCCAAAAGACTCTGATGCATCAAATATCATTCCGTTTCCGCCTCTAATTCACTAGTATATTATCCCTGGCGTTATAAGCTTTAGGGTAACACATTTTTTCTAATGTGTCAAGCCTTGATAAGTAAAAATTTTTATGCAATAATAAATTATTGATTTAATTGAGATTTACTATATGAAAAAAGAAGAAAAACCCCATTACGTTAACAATGCTCAGTTTTCTCAAGCTGTCGTCGATCACGTCACTAACGCGAATGAGTATGTCAGTCAAGGAAAACCTAAACCAGTGATTCCTGATTATATCGCACGATGTTTTCTAAAAATCGCTGAGGGTCTGTCACACAAAGCAAACTTTGTTCGTTACACCTATCGTGAAGAGATGGTGATGGATGCTGTAGAGAACTGTCTCAAGGCGATCGACAACTACAACATAGAGACTGCTACACGTACAGGTAAACCAAACGCATTCGCATACTTCACTCAAATTTCGTGGTATGCATTTTTGCGTAGGATTCAGAAAGAAAAGAAACAACAAGATATCAAACTCCGATACCTGTCCGAGACTGGTCTTGAACAACTGGTCGCAGAAGAGTTTGAGAACAACCCAGCAGCAAAACAAACACAGGCATTCATTGATGACTTACGTGAACGTATTGACGCAGTGAAAGAGAATGATGAGGCTGTAAAAGAGTATTCAAAGAAAGAACGAAAGAAGAGAACCCGTCACGCAGATTCGGACTTGACAGACTTCTTGGTTTAGTGTATAATGAACAAATTGTGGACTATCTGGAAATACGCCCTTGGCGGATTCTCTGATGACAAAACGGAACCTTACGATAATTATGTTGCACTCCTACGTACTGTTATTGTGGGGGTTAATTTTCTTACGTGTTTTTTTATAATGGCAAACGTGGTGCATAACTGGTGAAAGTAGCTATACTGAATGATACCCATTGTGGTATTCGTAATTCTTCTGAAATTTTTATGGAATATCAATCACGGTTCTATACCGATGTTTTCTTTCCATATCTAAGGGAACATAACATCAAAAAGATTCTGCATCTTGGAGATTATTATGAAAACCGTACTTCGATTAATTTTAAAGCGTTACATCACAATCGAAGAATATTCCTTGACAAGCTCAGGGACTATGGTATTCATATGGATATTATTCCGGGCAATCATGATTGTTACTTCAAGAACACCAATCGATTAAATGCTTTGAAAGAACTTCTTGGTCATTATATGTCTGAGGTTCGTATTATCGAGGAACCCGAAGTAGTTGATTATGATGGATGTAAAGTTGCCTTACTTCCTTGGATTAACAGCGAGAACGAGAAACGTGTGAGAGATTTTATCACTACATGTAAAGCTGACATTTGTGGTGCCCATCTAGAACTAAATGGGTTCGACATGCAAATGGGCATTCCCTGCACCGATGGTATGGACGCTAGTTTATTCTCAAAGTTTGATATGGTATTGTCTGGTCACTTCCACACCAAGTCTCAGAACAACAACATTCACTATCTTGGTTCACAGATGGAATTCTTTTGGTCCGACTGCAATGATAAAAAGTATTTCCACATTCTTGATACTGATACAAGAGAGTTGACTGCTATTGAGAACCCCATCACAATCTTTGAAAAGATTTTGTATGACGATACAACATCCAAACAAGCCTTAACTAAGGTATCGCATCTCGATAACAAATTTGTAAAGGTAATTGTAATTAATAAATCCAAACCTGCTGAGTTTGAAAAGTTCATTGACCGTATCAATTCTAAGAAAATCTATGGACTACAGATTGCTGAGAACTTTCAGGACTTTGCTGGAGCGCAAGTTGAGGACGAAAATGTTTCTATTGAATCTACAGATAAATTGTTGTATACTTACATAGATGCGGTTGACACTGATTTGGATAAAGACCGTATTAAAAACAAAGTACACGAGTTAATGATTGAGGCGCAAAGTTTAGAAATCGTATGATAAAATTTCGACAACTGAAATATAAAAACTTTCTTTCTACCGGCGACCAATGGACAACTATCAACCTAGAGTTGGTTAAGTCTACTCTTATCGTCGGCCAGAATGGTTCTGGTAAGTCTACGATGTTGGACGCCTTATCGTTTGTTTTGTTTGGTAAGGCCCATCGTAATGTAAATAAACCACAACTGGTTAATTCTGTTAACAATAAAGACTGTTTAGTTGAAGTAGAGTTTGAGGCGTTGGGTCAACAATTTAAAATTGTTCGTGGAATCAAACCCGCAAAGTTTGAGATATGGCAAGACGGGACAATGATTAATCAAGATTCTCATGCCAAAGAATATCAAAAAGTTTTAGAACAAAATATTCTAAAATTAAATCATAAATCCTTTCATCAAATTGTGGTGTTGGGTAGTTCATCGTTTATTCCATTTATGCAACTACCAGCCCAACACAGAAGAGAGGTTATCGAAGACCTACTAGATATTAATGTCTTTTCTAAAATGAATACTATACTGAAAGAAAAGATTGTTATACTGAAAGAAAAGATTGTTGAGAACACTCACAATTTAGACTTAGTTAATTCGAAGATAGATACCCAAGAAGATCATATCATCGAACTAGAAAAAATCTCTGAATCTGC